GAGGCTTGCGTACAAGGGCAAATTAATTCAATTATTACCCCTCCTGTTACACCACAAGACACGCCATTACCTTGGGTCAGTTAAATAAATAAAGCCTATCAAATGAGCAACGGATTAGAAAAATACTTGAGCGACACACTCGATGCTAATGACATGGGTTTGTCTAAATACTACTGCCCTGTCTGTAAACGCAATCTGCCTGTTCTGGCGGGTGTAATTACGCATGACAAGATTCCACACGGGGGGGTGACAAGTTGTCCCCTACCTTTTGAGAAAACGGTATGATCTGCCTTTACGTAACTAACATCGTCAACATTACCTACGGGCGTGACGTCGGGTATAAAATTGAACAGGAAGTTTTTGACGAGGCAACTCATAGCATTTCTGCGACTAATATCCGTGCAGAGATGGGTCTCAAGTGACTGAGCAAGACCGTTGGAAGAACAGGAGGAGGATGGCGTGGATATGTATGACTGCGGCGATTGGTTACCCCATCCTTGTTCTGTTCACCGACTCGCGTCAGTTGGGTGATATTGCCACACCGTTCTATATGTTTGTATCCGCCGTGGTCGGTGCGTATGTTGGGTTTGCAAGTTGGGAAGACGTTAAGATGAAGCAAAACAGAGACTGGCGAGACTATGATGATAGACCTGAAGACAACCGTAATAGCCGCCACCGCTAGTTTAGCCCTCGGGGTGTTCTCGGCTTGGTATCTGACGGCGGACTACAAGGAAGCCAAGTACAAGGCGGTGTTGTCCGAGATGCGTGAAAATGCGGCCATGGCGCTCTTTGAGGCGCAGAAAAGTGCGGTCGAGAAGGAACGAGAAAACAACCGATTGGCGCAAGAGCTAGAGGTGCAAAATGCAAAGCACAGGCAAGAGTTGGCTAAGGTGGAAGACGAGCTTAGGGGTTATGTTAACGAGCTTGGCGGGTTGTACGACCGTTACGCCACCTGTAGTAGTGCCAGTGTGCCCACCGATACCGCAACCGCCCCCCAGCCTACTGCTCCAGCCTCCGGCGCCAGACTTTCAAAAAAACTTGAGGGACTACTTCTTTCCGAATCAAAACGTGCCGACGAAGCAGCCACCTACGCCCAGACCTGCTACAACTGGATCAAGAGGCTAAGAGATGATTGACGCGCCTGTCCTGCGTACTCTCGGTGTCTCGTCTGAAAACATAGACACATACTTGCCCTGGTTGAATATGGCGATGGTCAGGTACGAGATTGACAGCACAGTGCGTCAAGCGATGTTTCTTTCTCAGATAGCCCACGAGTCAGGGAACTTTAGGTTTGTAGAAGAGAACCTGAACTACTCGGTCAATGGCCTACGCTCAGTATTCGGTAAGTATTTTGCAAATGATGAGATTGCCGCCCAGTATGCCAGACAGCCTGAAAGAATAGCAAACCGTGTGTACGCTAACCGTATGGGTAATGGTGATGAAGACTCAGGTGACGGGTGGAAGTATCGTGGACGTGGTTTGATCCAACTTACCGGCAAGAACAACTACCTCACCTACGCCATGCAATCTAACAATGATTCATTAATAGACCCGCAGATAGTTATAGAACCCGAATATGCGACAGATTCAGCAGGATGGTTTTGGGCTACAAATGGTCTCAATATACTCGCTGACAAGGGTGATGTTAAAAGGGTTACACGTAAGGTCAATGGCGGATACAATGGCCTAACAGACCGAAGCGCCAAATTTGGCAAACTGATGATTATTTTAGGTGATGTCTAGTCATGCCACTCGTTAAACTCGCCCTTCGCCCAGGGATTGACAAGCAAAACACCGAATACGGTGCGGAAGGCGGCTGGGTTGACTCTGACTTCGTGCGCTTCCGCTACGGGCTACCCGAGAAGATGGGTGGCTGGCAGCCGTTTAACAATGCTTTACAGTATTTCATTGGTTTTTGTAGTGACATATTTTCGTGGAATAGCTTGTCTGGTGTGCCTCACGCCGTGCTTGGTACGACAAAAAAACTATATGTCTTCCAGTCCGGTTCTTGGGCAGACATTACCCCCATTCGTTATACCAGCAGCGCGGGCGATGCAACTTTTGTAGCTACAAATGGCTCCACTATTTTGACCGTGACAGACGCGGCGCATGGCGCAATCCAAGGGGACTTTGTTACGTTCTCAGACGCCGTGTCGCTTGGTGGTGTTATCACCGCAGACGTCTTGAACCAAGAGTTTGAGGTCACGGAAGTCCTTGACAACAATTCCTACACCATTACTTCGCCTGTTGCGGCTAATGCTAGCGACACGAGCGGCGGTGGAGCGGCCACAATTGCGGTTTATCAGATCAACACGGGCTCGGACACGAGCTTCTTTGACTTTGGTTGGGGAACAGGCACTTGGAACCTTTCCACTTGGGGCACGCCTCGCCCTGCTTCCGCCGGCGTGGTTTTATTGTCCCGTGTTTGGCAGTTCGACAACTACGGCGAAGACCTTATCTGCCAGTTAGTAAACGGGGGGGTTTACCTTTGGGACACCAGTGCGGGCCCAAGTACCCGAGCAACCGCCATTACGGGGGCACCCACGAAGAGCACCTACGCGTTGGTTTCCACGCCTGACAGGCATTTGGTTTGTTTTGGCACAGAGGAGACTCTTGAGGACCCTAGCTCACAAGACCCGATGTTTGTGCGGTTTTCCTCACAAGAGAACATCAACACCTTTGTGCCCACGGCCACGAACACGGCTGGTGGACAGCGTTTGACTGACGGCAACAGGATTGTCAGTGCTGTACGGTCTCGTGGTCAGATCTTGATTTTCACAGACACTTCTTTGCATTCCATGCAGTTTATTGGCCCGCCGTTCACGTTTGGTTTCCAGCAGTTGGGATCAAACTGTGGCTGTATTGGTCCGCACGCGGCCATTGACGCCAATGGTTTGGCGTTTTGGATGGGCAAGGAAGCGTTTTACGTATTTGACGGCACAGTCAAGAAGATCCCTTGCACGGTGCAGGATTACGTGTTCAAGGACCTCAATTTTGTTCAGGGACAAAAGGTTTTTGCAGGAATTAACACTGAATTTAACGAAATAACGTGGTGGTACTGCTCTTTTACCTCTGACTTTATTGACCGTTTCGTGACTTACAATTACCTTGAATCGGTGTGGTCTACGGGCACGATGGCGCGCACGGCTTGGCAAGATGTCAGTAGTTTCCCAAGGCCCATTGGCGCTGAGTATTTACCGACCGGTACACAGACGCCTGTTGATGGCGCCATCCCTGGGCTCACAGCGGGCAGAACCGTCTTGTATAGCCAAGAATCTGGTGTAAATGCGGTCAATCAACCGATTACTGCGTTCATTCAAGCGGGTTATTTTGACATTTCAGAGGGTGATAACATGCTCTTTATGAAGCGTTTTATCCCTGATTTCTTGGAGCAACAGGGTAATTTAACGGTTAATTTGTTGCTGCGACCCTTTCCCCAGGCCACCGCTAGCCCGAGTTCCTTGGACCCTTATGTGATCACCCCGACGACTCAAAAGGTGGACACACGAGCCCGTGGGCGGCAACTGTCGCTGAAGATCACCAGTGATGAAATAGACACCCAGTGGCGCTACGGGACGTTGCGTGTCGATGTGCAGGTTGATGGAATTAGATAGGTGTATAATCAGGCGCTGGAAGCGCGTGTAAAACTTGAAGAAGTACATTGGAGAGGGGTGGAATGAGTAAGATTAACAATGTCCGTCTACCTAACGCGGCTCCGCTTAACTACAGCCCCGAGCAGTTCAACCAGCTTGTGCGTTCGCTTGAGCAGATTGTTTTCCAACTAAACACCAGTTACACCCCCACAACCTCTGAAAACACGGCAAGCGCCATGTCCTGGGCCGTGGGCCGCGCAGGGTCAGCCGGTGGCGGTTTTGCCGGAGGCATTCGTGGTTTCCAACCGAGCAGTGGCATTTTGTTGCCACACGCGATGTTGATGTCGAACTTGGACCAAGAGAGCTTGGGCACAACGGCGGAGAACATAGTCACCTTTGACACGCCTGTTATTGAGTACGACATACGCGCCACGGCCCACGAAGCAACGTTCACGGCCTCTATTGCCACCACCACGATGACTGTGTCGGCGGTGGCTTCTGGCGTGTTGTTGCCTGGCATGACTTTGACCGGCACGGGTGTGTCGGCGGGCACGCGCATTGTTTCGCAGTCCACGGGCACGGCGGGTGAGGCAGGCGACTACGTGGTGTCAATCTCGCAGACCGTGGCAAGCACCACGGTCCAAGGCTCACGGGCCTCGAAACTAGAATTTGATTTCCCCGGCGAATACTACATTAGTCTGCGTCTGCAAGCGACCAATCGGGACAACGCGATCAACGAAATGGAAGTGTGGGCCAAGAGCAAGGGGGTGAACTACCCGCTTAGCAACACACGGTTTGATTTACCTGAGCGTAAGAGCGCCAGTATATGGGGCCATGGTGTGCCAGCGATTATGGGGATTTTCACGGTAAACGATCCCGTGACGGACTACTTGGAGTTTGCGTGGTGGTCAGAAAGCGCTTTGGTGTACTTAGAGCACTATGACGCTCGGACCGCGCCGGTGCGCCCAGAGATTCCGTCTGTTATTTTGACCGCTGCGTTTATTTCGGCGATAGGGGAATAGTATGGCAGTGAATTACTTAGCAAAAAACCTGATTCCTGCTGCGGGCGTGGAGACAACGCTGTATACGGTGCCGGCGGCTTCGACGGGTATTTTGAACTCTTTGCGGGTGACAAACGACAATTCGACGAGTTCCTTGTTGACTGTGAACTTGTTTCCCGGCGGAAGCGCCACGGCCCACGCTCTTTTACGCACGTATTCGTTGCCCGTTAGGAGCACGATGGACGTGTTCAGCGGCATCCCTTGTACGGTAGAGACGGGGGATATCATAAAAGTGACCTCTTCTGAGGACGATGTGGCATTTCACTTGTCTTACTTGGAAGTGGACAGAACGTAGTGTTTTAAAGCATAATAGGGCTACTTATCGCGTCCTTTCCCGACGCGCAGCCCTGTGAGGCTACATGCGAAAATTGGAAAGGTAAACAACATGGCAGAAAACGCGATGCAGGGCATTATGGGTTTGGACGAAGCACCGGCAATGCCGGGCATGGGACCCACTACGCCTCCACCTGCACCTGAAGCTACACCTGAACAGATGGCCGCTTTCGAGCAGGCCCGTCAGCAAATGGATCCTCGCGAGATAACGCAAGAGGTCTTGTCAGCGGCAGAAGAGATTGATCCCGCAGAAGTGCAAGAGCTACGCCAGTTATTGGCGGGCATGCAGTTGCCTCCCGAGTTACTTGGGGCGATGCTCACGATGGTGGAAATGATTCTGGCTGAGCCGGGCAATTATGCCCAGTTGCGCCAAGAGTTAATCACCGAGGGCGTACCAGAAGACATCTTGCCCGCGCAGTTTGACGCCGAGTACTTCGGTGGTCTTGAGCTAGCGCTTGAGCAGTTGGACATGCAAAGCGAGTCCATGATGCCTTCTGTTGGCTCGATGGAGCCGATTGGTTTTGCTGAGGGTGGCATTGTATCGCTTAAACCTCTTGCCAAAGAATTACAGAGCTATGGTCGCAATGGCGACACCATGCTCGCGCACATCACCCCACAAGAAGCCCGTATGCTGCGGCGCATGGGCGGCAGTGGCACGATTAACCCTGTCACGGGATTGCCTGAGTTCTTTTTAGGCGGTGTGGTTAAGGGGATTGGTAACGCTTTTAAGGGCGCCGCCAAAGCGGTCGGTGGCGCGGTCAAGGGCTTAGCCAAGGGTGTGCAGAAGTTTGCAAAGAGCCCTATTGGTAAAATTGCGATCGGAACCGCTTTGTTTTTTATCGCGGGACCTGCTGCGGCTTCCCTTTTTACTTCAGCGGCCGGTGCTGCTGCTTTCCAAGGCGTTGTAGCTGGCTTTGGGGCCTCTATTTTAGGCGGCGACAACCTTAAAACGTCCTTGCGTAATGGGGCTATTGGTGGCGTTACGGCGGGGGCAATGGCGGGCATAACCGGAGGCGCTGCTGCCTTTGAGTCAGGAAGCTACACGGGTGCGAAAACATATGGCGAATTGTTTAACAACGCTAAGTCGGGCATTGGTTCCTTATTCGGTCAAGATCCTGCAACAGAAGCAT